AGCGGGTCCATGGGAGAGGGGTATGTTTGTGAAGCACACGCTTGCGTCTCCATAAAACGGAACCACTCGGTGTCATTGCGGCGGCCATGGGACAGTCTGTGGCGGTAGAAGTGGTCATGGAGGGCGGCCTCTGCGTCATAGATGTTGATGGCATCTCCATCGATTTCCCATAGAGCCACATAGGTTAGTTCATGGGAGGGAGTGAATCCTGGAGGGCACCCTGTTTGGTAGGTGCTGAGGCGGCCGCGTGGGTTGATCGTTGCACCCAGTTTGAAGACATGGTGGGGTTCGTAGACGGCTGCGGTGACGGCGTAGAGATACGATCCTTTCTCTTGAAGCTCGTGTGCCATTGTAGTGTGGTGTCTCTTGTTCTCTCTTGGGTTGTTTCAATTTTCTATGGGGGGCTTCTACCAAAAATAAAGACCCTCATAGCTCACAACAACCGTTTCAGATCCTCCACAGGCAAATGCCCCGTCTCCGCCATGAGCCAAAAGCTATGCTGCGAACACTTCTTGTGAATGCCAGGATACTTCTTTACCGTCTTCATACGTGGAGATGACCAATCTATCTTATCATACATCTCATTCACCTGAGTGAGCCCCGTGATGATCCGTTGGAACGGCACAGCCTCTTGTAATTCGTCCCGCCACAGGTGATACAGGGCCTCCCCAAGAGCATCCCTATTGAAATTCGGGCGGCACGGTTTTGCCGAGGTAGACAGAAACGGCTTGTAAGTCGTCGCGAGGCCCGCCACGTAGTCCGCGATTTCGCCCTTGATCGAATGAACAACGTCGTGGGGGTCCGTGTAGAGTTCACTGACGGGCACGGCGCGATTGATGGTTTGGAAAGCGGCCATGATGGCCAGTTCCGTGGTATCCCACATGGTTTCTACTAAAACGGTGATGTCCACATTCTCTTGCTGTGATAACGCATGGAGCCGATGCTGGCCGTCGTAGCACACGAGGCGTTCGGTGGGGTGCCATGCGAGGCTGATGGTCCCCACGACGTCCTGGTGTTCTCGGATCCATGCGGCAATTTCCTCTACACGCTCAGGAGCGGGTGGGCGCTGTCGTGACCATCGGGTGATCCCGAGCTCCTTGAGAATGAAAATGGGGAGGACGTAGGTGCTTCTGTGGAGCGTCTGGCGGACTTTGTGGTCCTCCAAGGTCCTCATCAATAACGACTGAGACATTGTGGTGGGGACACTGCGTTTCCCCACACCCCTCTCCTATGAGCCGTGTCAATTTTTATGGGGGCATTCCACCCCTCGCCCTTAGGGGACTTAAAGAAAATACAGCCAACACTCGTAACGACTCAATAAGGACCCCTCCTCGTAGTGTTCCAGCATTTAAAATCATCTTCTCCTTGGATAGTAATCATGGCAGAGGATCAAGCAACGGAAACAATGAACACGGAGAGAATGACAACCGCCGCCAGATTCTATCATTTGCATCGAGAACAGGTTTTAGCCCAACGAAAAGCGGCATATGATGCAAAACCAGATGTCATCGCACGACGGGAACAAAAGAAAGAGAGAGCCGCATTGCTACTTCAAAAGAAACAAGAGGATACCGTGAAACAAGAGGCAAAGCATAAGAAATTACAAGAGTTGGCCCTGATCGCTGAAAAGACAAAACGGGGCAAACCATCTCAGAGCTCGTCCTCAGAGGAATCAAACCCCCGGCTGTAGAATTCCCAAATTTTTTTATAATAACAGGGTAAAGAGACCGAACCCACATGACCACCCCAGACCTCCCCTATTTTCCTGTGAAACACTGCACATATGCCTTCGCCCCTCAATTAGAAGCCGTCCGTCACCATCGTTTTCCCTCGACGCCATTATGTTGCCAGGGGTTTTTATCGCGAGATGTGGGACCTGATCGCGCCGAGAAGGAGTTTTTAGCCGTGAATCACTTCAATACATTTGTGGAGAAGGATATCCTTGAAAGCAAAGAGGACCGTCATTTGTATGAGTTAGTCACAGAGAGAACGGCAGTGAGACCCTATTTCGATCTCGAATGGGGCCCTACACAACTGGACGAGAGGGAGACCTTGAAGACCGCCATCACATTACTCTCCACGGTCCTCGAGGAACACGGGGCACAAGGGAGAGGGCTGTCGATCTATTGTGCCAGTAATGCTCAGAAGGCATCCTATCATGTGCTATTTGATACCGTCCAGGTCTTTCGTAACGCCAAGGAACTCGGCAGGTTTCTTCATGAGTATGTCATGCCGCGCGTGACCGATGCGCTGCGATACGGGCAGAAGTGTGTCATTGACACGGCACCCTATGGATCCAGTCAGTCGTTCCGTCTTCCGTATCAATCCAAATGGAAATCGATGGAGGCTCGTCGGTTTCTACCGTTTCCTGTTGACGGTCTGATGGATAATGGCCCGACGGAGTCAGCCTATGTAGAGGCACATGTTGCCACCATCGGTGTCTATGAACCTGTCGCAGCATGGCTCGTAGAAGGCACACACGTTTCTCGAAACGCCATCCATGCCATCCACCGTCCCATCAAGGGTGTCCATAGTCCCGAATACGACAAAGTGGCAGAGCTCACACGGTTCCTCACACCCACCTTCCTCCAGGGATACAAGGACGCCATGAACCTCATCTTTTGTCTCTGGAACGTGGAACAGACCGATCGCATGCATGACCTGATCCACGCAACATGTCAACGGGCAAACAACTACGAATACCGCTGGGTCCAGAACCTGATCCGCTCCTGGAAGTATTCCGCCTTCTCCGTCGGCTCTCTGGTAGTATGGGCGACGACTTGTTCATTGTCCACAGGCCTTATGAAAGACCCCGTGTCCGCTGTGCTCAAACGGTTTGCAGTGACGTATCAGAACGAGCTCTTTGATCGCTCGATGGTCCCCTCGCGGCACACCATGATCCATGAACGATATGTTCCGCCCCTCATCTTTGAGAACAATCGCACGATCATTCTCCAGTCTCACTTGGGAACAGGGAAGACCGTGGCGATTTCAGAGATGATCCAATATGGACGGTATGAGCGCATCTTGATCGTGAGTCCTCGGAAGTCCTATACGTATTCTCAGATGGGTGCCTTACGCCAAGCCACAGGCGAGACAAGCCAAGCAGGCAGCAGTATGCCCCTCTTTGAGTCCTATTTGGATCATAGTGGACCGCTCGGCCATCTCCCTTTTTTGATTCTCCAAGCGGAATCCCTCTGGCGTATCAAGGGGGCAGAGGACTACGATCTCGTGATCATGGATGAAAGCGAGAGCATCCTATGTCAGATGCACAGTGTCGTGACGCACGGCCCCCATATGATTGACAATCACGTGGTGCTAGAGACGGTGCTGAGAGGATCATTGCGGGCCGTGTTCGCCGACGCTTTTGTAAGTGATCGGACATTTCATGCGGTCCAACAGCTGCGAGACGAAACAACGCATTTCATCGAGAATACCTATCAGCCCTACGATCGCACAGCGATTTCGTTGGCCCCCATTCACAAGGACAAGCGCGTGGCGAATCTGGGCGCGCTCTGCGAGCGCATCATGGAAGCCCTGAAGGCCGGTCGGAAGATCGTAGTGCTCTGGACCTCGAAGAAACGGGGACTCTGGTTTGCCAAGCAGTTCCTCGCGAACACCGCACACGCCTTCTATCATTCAGGGTCGTCCGCCGAAGACGTGGCGGGGCTCCGTGATGTATCCACGACGTGGCGGGACATCCAATGTCTCATGATGACCACCTCCATCACCGTCGGCCTTTCGTATGATCCCAAAATTGCCGAGGCGGAGTTTGACGAGGCGTTCCTATATGGCTCCTCGGCATCTGCGATCCCACGGGATATTGCCCAATCCCTCCTGCGCGTCCGCGTGCTCAAGGCGAATCGGTTGACGTATGTGTTGGAGACGCGCGTCGCAAGTTCGCAGGAGAAGAGGGGATTCCGCGCCGTTGCTGCGGCCCTCACGGCGAAAGAGCAACAGTTGACCCAACGGCACCCTCTGGTGACATGGGCCACATGCCCCGTGTGGGCCCGCTACAATCACTGCTACAACATCAATGAAGAACGAATCTCACGCATGGAGTATCGTGAGATTCTTCAGAGATACATGATCTTGTCGGGCTATGCGCTGATGGAGGAGACCCATGTTCCCGAGGCGGCGATCGGGTTACAGATGGAGCTGGAGGATTCGGAGAGGCTTCTGTGGGACAATGTCGACGATATCAACTACGATGTGGCCCAGGAGTGGTTGGCGGCAATGAAGAAGGGCGAGGCGACGCCTGAGATGGTGTTACAGTATAAGAAGGCGGTGTTTCGGATGCAGTTGCGTGACGACTCCCAAGGGATGTCAGAGGATGATTGCAAGGCTCTGTGGGCTCGCTTTTATGGAGAGGGACACGAGGGGCGCTTTTGGAACGTCGTGAAAGAACGGAGACAGACCGCGACGTCGTTGGCGTGGGAGGAAGCGGGAGAGCGCTATGGGATCATGGCAAAAGGAGCCCTGAAAGCCCGCGATACCATAGGGCGTTTCTTGGAGATCGTGGGGCTACCCCATTCCCAGGCGACCGCCGTGTTCAGCCATGAGCGGCTGGTGGAGTTGGCGGGGCCGTTAGAAGCGGCGGAGAAGGAGCTGCGAGAGGGCATGGGGTTGCGGGCGACACGGAGGAAAGGCGCTTGGAATGTGACCCACACGATTGATCTCATCCGTGTCATGTTGGAGACATGGGGATGCTCTGTAGTGGAAAGTGAGACCCATCGCCCTAAAAAAGATGGTCCACGACAGCGAGACTATACACTCCATATCAATCCAAACAACAAACTATGGGAGAATATCATGGTGTATGATGTAGAACACGAGGAATATCAGATTGTTTTGTAAAGTTTGTTATCACTCCCAAAATTCATGTCCACTTGGGGCACGATCATCGATATGGCTTGATAGAGCTCACTGCCCCAAGTGGACATTTCCAAAGACCATCCCCTTGTCTCCCAAGAATCTCACTTATGAAGGGGGGGGTCCTAACGTGTTTCATGGGGATCTCTTGGTGCGTATAACATTCCACGGTGCTGCGCCCTAGGGGACCTAAAGACTCCCAAGGGAGAGGGGTGTGGGGACGCTTGCGTCTCCACAGAGGGCCTAAAGAAAAATAGGGACACGGTGTCCCCATAATCACATGAAATTCCCTCGCAGCTCCTATGGGAGGGGGGCACTTCGCGCCCCCACAGCCTCCTCCAATTCATCCATCGTATGTAACATGAGGGCCGCCGCAGCAACATAATCCCCCTCCATATACGCCACATGATCCATGGAAACACCGATCGGCGCACGATCATTCGGATGATAGATGAGATGGACTCTGTTACGCATCTTCGCGATCTGTTCGATGACCGCTTCGTGATACCCTGGTATTTTTTCAACAAGGGTGGGGCACTCCACAAAGACGGAATTGATCTCCGCATGTAAAAGGAAGTATTCCAGAGTGGGCATGGTGGCAACGTCCTCACTCATGAGAATCCGAAGTGTGTCCGCGGCCTCTCTTTCGTCGTCATCTAATGTTTCATTCTCTTCGATCACCCGTTCGTTCGCCTCATCATTGTTTTCGCCCTCTTTGTCATCTTCGTTCACAGCGTCTTGTATGAGAGACCACCATGAAGAAATGGTTTGCGTCACATAGGTGTCGAGATCAATCATGGATTGTATCATGAAGGTGTCAAGAGCAACGGGTTGCGTCGTGGAGGCATCGATGGATTGTTTCACACAGGTGTTGATGGCGGCGAGGGATTGCGTCACATAGGTGTCGATGGATTGCGCCACGTAGGTGTCGATGGATTTCTGGCCATTCTTCGATAATGTCATTGTGTTTTGCGGGTTTTATAAATATGATTCTACTCATCAAATTTTGTAAGAATGCACATGTGACGTAAAGATATATGTATGAAGCCCCATGTCATAAAATTTGAAAGAC